GTGCTGGTTCAACATTTAACGGAACTGCTGGAGCATGGGCTACAGGTAACTTTGTTTCAGCCACAGGAGCTACTTCAGTAGTCGGCACAAACGGAGCTACCTTCTACATCACAGGTGTTCAACTAGAAAAAGGTTCAACGGCCACAAGTTTTGATTTGCGTCCATATGAACAAGAATTAAGAATGTGTCAAAGATATTGTTATATTGCTGGTGCTATTAGTGGCGGTTATACAATGACAGTAGGTGTTGGCGTTTCTCCAACAGGTTCAAGTATTTGGAGATGTAGTATTGCACTTCCTGTTCCTTTAAGAACAACACCATCTTTGACTGAAACTAATATGGAAGTGTGGAATCCAACAGTTGGTTCAACAGCAGTCAATGTTCCTGGAACAATTTATTACTTGGATAGAGGAATATACTTGGAATTTGATTTGACAACAACATCTAATCATAGTATACCTCATGGTTATCCTGCATTTTTACAAACAAAAGGCAGTGGTGGAAAATCAACTATGGAAATAAATGCGGAACTATAATGTATAAATTAATTAAAAATCCAATTACTGGTGAACTGTCTGGTGTTTATTTGATTGATACTAGAACGTCTATTCCTTTAAACCCATTGAACAGAGATTACCAAGCCTATTTAGAGTGGGTTAGCGAAGGCAACACACCAGAACCAGCGGAGACTGAGTAATGAACGACCAAGGCGGAGTAGACTTATACAAGTACGGTAAGCTAGTTGCTCAGGTAGAGGCAATGGAAAAGAAGATAGACAAGCTAGAAGCTGGTATGGAAGAACTGCTAGAGTTAGCTAATAAATCTAAAGGTGGCTTCTGGATGGGCATGGTCATTGCTTCTGGAGTTGGCGGTATCATCACTTACATAACAAGTCATTGGACAGTTAAATGAGAGAACTTACAGTAGGAAAGAACCTCACTGCAGGTTCAAGTAACACAGTCTATACAGTCCCTAAAGGCTGTAAAGCTATTGCTACTTTGTTAATGTTATCTAACTATGGCGGTAGCTCTAAGTCAGTCACTGCTTCTTGGTACGACCACAGTACTAATACTTCAGTAACTATTGTTGGAGGACATTCAGTCGGTGCAGGTAGCTATCTAATGTTCAACCAAGGTCGCATGGTAATGGACGAGTATGACGAGTTAAGAGTAACACCAGAATCATCTTCATCTTTCTCAGTGATATTTACTGTAGAAATCCTACAAAACACAGCTTATCAGAATGGGTCATAATCATGCCACTTAAAAAAGGTTCTTCACAGAAGACAATCAGCTCTAATATCTCTAAATTAGCTAAAGAAGGCTATCCACAGAAGCAAAGAGTAGCTATTGCCCTATCTACAGCAGGTATGCAAAAGCCTAAGATGATGAAAAAGACTGGCAGAGGCAGATAATGCCTAAGAAAGAGTTTCAGAACCCTAAAGGTGGTCTTAACCAAAAGGGTCGTGATTACTACAACAAGACCACTGGTTCTAACCTAAAACCACCTGTCTCGGCTAAAGATGCTGCAAAGTCTCCTAAAGCAGCAGCTCGTCGTAAGTCGTTCTGTGCTCGTATGGGCGGTGTTGCTGGTCCGATGAAGGATGACAAGGGCAGACCAACAAGGAAAGCCCTGGCTCTGAAGAAGTGGGATTGCAACTGAAAATAGTTGTTGACACAACTCTAAAAGTGTGGTAGACTAAGGAAATCTATGGAATTCATTAAACTTGTAAATGATGTGCTAATCAGGCTTCGTGAGACTGAGGTTTCTTCAGTCAACGATAACGCTTATTCTAAACTAATTGGTAAGTTTGTCAACGATGCTAAACGCAATGTTGAAGATGCCTACAACTGGAATTCACTATCAGATACATTGTCTGCTGTGACAGCTGTTGACATCTTTAACTATGTGCTAGTAGGTTCTGGTCAAAGATTCCGTGTAATTGATGTCTTAAACGATACCAGCAACACAATCCTAAACAATGCTCCTACTCAGTGGATGAACCAGCAGTTCTTGTTAACATCACAGACTCAAGGTTCTCCTAACTATTACAACTTTAACGGTACAGACGCTAACGGTGATACACAGGTAGACTTGTTCCCAATACCTAACGGTGTGTACAACGTCCGCTTTAACATCATTAAACCTCAAGTACCTTTGTCAGCTGATGCTGATAAGATGTTAGTACCATCAGAGCCAGTGATTATGTTAGCTTATGCTAAGGCTTTAGCAGAGCGTGGTGAAGACGGTGGTTTAGCTTCTAATGAGGCTTATGGTCTTTATAAGACATCATTGGCTGATGCTATCTCATTAGAACAGAATCGTTACATCGAAGAAACTCAATGGATTTCTATCTAAATGGCTGAACAAATTGTAACTGGTACGATTGCAGCTCCAGGCTTTAGTGGTCTTAACACACAGGACAGCTCTATTCAGTTGTCCAGTGGTTTTGCACTAGAGGCTAATAACTGCGTAATCGACAAGTACGGTCGTATTGGTGCTCGTAAGGGGTGGACTAAGGTCAATGCCTCTGCAGCGTCTACAGGCTCATTTAGAGCTATCTATGAGCTTGTTAAGGACGATGGCACAGTTGTTATTTCTGCAGCCAACAACAAGCTATACACAGGTACAAGTACTTTAACAGAAGCAGTGGTTCGTAACGGTACTAACACTGCTAACTTAACTTATACTATTTCTGACGACAACTGGCACATTGCTGGTATGCCTTATGACACAGGTGCAACACCCTCAGGTCATGCTATCTTAGCTCAAGCTGGTCATCCTACATTGGTATATCATAAGTTAGGTGCTACAGCTCATGCACACACAGGTTCTTATGGATTTCAAAGACTAGGTGATGTAGCTACTAACTTACCTGCTGGTTACACAGTAACTGACTTTACACCGAATGTCGTGATGACATCCTTTGGTCGTGTGTGGGTAGCTGATATTGCTAACGACAGACAGACTGTGTATTTCAGTGACTTGCTTAACCCTGCTGAATGGAAGACAGGAACTTCAGGTTACTTAAATATCAGTGAAGTTGTACCTAACAATGACCCTATCATTGGTTTAGCATCACACAATGGTTTCTTGGTTATCTTCTGTGAGCGTCACATTGTTATTTATCGTAACCCTGTAGACCCTTCACAGTTAGTTTTAGAAGATGTTATCAGTGGTGTTGGTTGTATTGCTAGAGACTCTATCGTGTCTATTGGTACAGACTTGATGTTCTTATCTGCTATCGGTGTACAGTCTTTCCAGCGAGTTATTCAAGAGAAGTCGTTACCGTTTAGAGACATCTCAAAGAATGTACGAGATGAGTTGTTGTCTAATGTTAACTCTGAAGTATTGAAGTACATCAAAGCTACTTACTATCCGACAGATGCTTTCTATTTGTTAGCATTGCCGTCTACTGGTTTTACTTATTGCTTTGATACTCGTGGTGCGTTAGAGAACGGTGCGTCAAGAACAACTATCTGGAAACAGATTGCACCAACAGCATTCTGTGTAACTCAAGATAGACAGTTATACATTGGTAAGGCTGGTTACATTGGTAAGTATGACGGATATGAAGATAACGAAGCTAAATATCGTATGTCTTACTTTACTAACTACTTTGACTTTGGTTCAGCTACAACAAACAAGATTCTAAAGCGTATCAATGTGACAGCTATCGGTGGTTCTGCACAGCCTATCGCTATTAAGTGGGGTTATGACTATACTCGTAACTATGCATCTCGTGGTATTACATTACAGCGAGTAGCGGTTTGGGAATACGGTACAGCTGAGTATAATATCGCTACTTACACTAACGGTATTGCTTTGGACATCGCCAACATTCCAGCTTCTGGTTCTGGTACTGTCTTACAGCTAGGCTTTGAATCAGACATTGATGGTACACCATTATCTATTCAGAAAATTGACTTCTTCCTTAAACAAGGTAAAACACTATGAGTAATTATGTTAAGGCAACGAACTTTGCCACTAAAGACACACTACCTACAGGTGACTCTAACAAGATTGTTAAAGGCACAGAGATAGACAACGAGTTTAACTCTATTGCTGGTGCTATCAGTTCTAAGGCTGACATTGCATCACCGACATTCACAGGAACTCCAGCAGCTCCTACAGCTACTGCTGGTTCTAACACTACTCAGATTGCTAACACTGCTTATGTAAAAGCTGAAATTACAACTGCTACAGGTTCTTTAGGTACTATGTCTACTCAAAGTGCTGGTGCTGTAGCTATTACTGGTGGTACAGTTTCTGGAATTACTGGTTCTATTAACAGTGTTACACCAGGTTCTAATTCAGTAGGAGCTAGGACAGTGTCTACAAGCTCACCGACAGGTGGGAACAACGGTGATATTTGGTATAAGGTTTAACAATGCCTACTATATCTGTTAAAGATGGCGGTTCTTTTAAAGAAGCTAAGGAAATCTTAGTTAAAGACGCTGGTACTTGGAAGCCTGTTAAAGAAGTCCATGTTAAGGACGGCGGTGTTTGGAAGAAAGCTTTTCCTGAATCAGGTACACAGGCTTACTCAACTGCAGGTACATATTCTTTTGTAGTTCCTAACGGTATTTATAGTTTAACAGTTCCGTTACTTGTTGGTGGCGGTGGCGGCGGTGGTGGTCAAGACGCAGGTGGCGGAGATACATGGGGCGGTGGCGGTGGCGGTTCTGGTGGTTACCACACCAACCAAACTGTTGCAGTTACTCCAGGAGAAACTTTAACCATTACTGTTGGTGCTGGCGGCTACGCTGGATATGACGGTTACTGGAGAGGATGTCCAGGTCAAGGACTAAATGTACCAGCAGCAAACGGTGCGTCTTCACAATTAAGTCGTGGCGGTACAGTTTTATTACAAGCAACAGGCGGTGTCAGAGGCAACCAAGCTCCAGGAGGAGATAACGGTCCAGGTGCTCCTGGTGCTGGTGGTTCTCCTAACGGTGTTGCTGGTGCTTATCAAAGCCCTATACAAAGAAATAGCTTTAGTGCTGGTGCTGGAGGAAACAATCCTACAGGCTACGGTAAAGGCGGTAACGGAAACGCTTCATCTGTTTGCCCTACAGCTGGAGCTACAGGCTATGTATCACTATCATGGTAAAGACACCAGTCGTACAGCGTCGGGACTATGTGATGTACTTAGAGTTCTACGCAGGTATGCACTGGTTTCATACAGATGTACATAAATGGTCTAGTGAAGTAAAAACAAAGTATTTAGAAGATTTAAATTTATTACAATACTTAGTTAATATACCATTAGTAGCAATGGTAGAAGAAGATAATAAGAAGTTAGCTAAATTTGCTGAGATTATAGGAATGAGGGTTTTAGATAAAATGAATTTAAACAATGGAAAAGTAGGCTATGTCTACGCAAGGAGTTTATAATGGGCGATTTAGTAGGTAGTATAGCAGGTCCAGTATTTGGATACTTGGGGGCTAAGAAACAGGCAGCCGCCACAGAAAATGCAGCAAGAATGCAAGCGGATGCTGCTCGTGAAGCTGCAGACATGGCTCGCTTTAGACCTGTAGGAATTACTACAGGCTTTGGCTCGTCTCAGTTCACTACTGATGATAAAGGCAATGTAACAGGAGCTAGTTATCAACTAACACCAGAGCTTGCTGCTATTAGAGATAGACTAATGTCTCAAGCAGGTGCTTATGACCCTACAGCAGCCTTAGCTCTAACACAGCCCCTAACAGGTGCTGCTCAGTCTTTGTTTGGGTTAGGCTCGCAGTATCTTGCTGCGTCTCCTCAAGAAGCTGCTAGAAACTATATTTCAGGACAACAAGCTCTATTAGGTCCTCAAAGAGAACAGCAACTAGCTGGTCTTCGTAATCGTTTATTCCAAACAGGAAGAACAGGTTTAGCTACTGGCGGTACTGTCTCAGGTAACATGGCTCAGACTAATCCTGAGTTAGCTGCTTACTACAATTCCATTGCTAACCAAGACTTAACATTGGCTGCTAATGCAGACCAAGCCTCTAAACAAA